GTTCTTGATGATACTGTTGGTTCTGTGCAACCACTTATCATTCCGATAAGTAATGTTGCTAATAATAGTTTGTCCACTGCCGTTTGTTGTTTATTGTTTGTCATTTGCCCGCCTCCCTTTTCTTTGCGCGTTGGTTTGCTTTAATAACGCGGCGTTTTTCACGGTGTACGGCTTCTTTCAACACCAAATCTTCATATTTGCGTTGAACATCCTGATACAAATTTTGGAATGTGGTCAACTTATCATTGACATTTGCCAACTGCGATTTTTGCGCCATCAACTTCGATTCATTGTCAAAAATGACTTTGTTTTGTTTCCAAACGCTTTTTTCAAGGCCGCGAACTTGCGCGCGACTGGCATTGTACATCAACCACAAAATGAATGCGGTGACGCAACTGATGGTTAAAAAAATGTAAATCATTATCGTTGTTTTATTTGTTTTTGCCTTTGTACATTCTGCGTTGAACCAACATTTGCGTGAATTCATTGAATTCCGGGATGTATTCATCGCGTTCAAATTGATAGGGTTTGGCCTCCGGCATTTCGTTGAATCGCTTTGAATTCAATTTGATGCAATGCGCGCCATACATCACCGCAATGGTAATGGGCGTTAAAATGATAAGGTAGATTAAATCCATGTCGTTTTTCTTAATTGTTGATGCAATGTTAAAACACATTTTGCAAACAAAAAAACATTTGTGACATTTTTTTAAAAAATTTTCGTATTGAACGAAAAAAGGGGCAACCATCGGCGGCCGCCCCTTAAATCAACAATGATGAAACAACGATAAGTTTGGATGAATCTGCGCAAATATCGCGCATCCTTTGTTGACATTTGCAACATTGTGTATATTTGCTGAACAATGGAAAACAACGAATTAACAATCATCAACAGCAACACAACTGGTGAATCCGGTCAAGTGTTTGCCCCGGCGCAATTTGAACACGCCCAAAGAATCGCAAAATTATTGTCATCATCCGACCTTGTTCCGAATCAGTACAAAGGAAACATTGCAAACACGATGGTGGCATTAGAAATGGCCCACCGGATGAACGCATCGCCTTTGATGGTCATGCAAAATTTGCACATCATCCACGGACGACCATCATGGGGTTCATCATTTATCATCGCCTCATTAAATTCATGCGGGCGATTTGGAACGCTGCGGTTTGAATCAACACCAACATCATGCAAGGCCGTCACAATGGATAAACAATCAGGCGCAATTTTGGAAGGCCCAACGGTGACGATGGAAATGGCAAAGTTGGAAGGATGGTTGGATAAACCCGGATCAAAATGGAAAACAATGCCCGAATTGATGTTAAAATATAGGGCGGCGGCTTTTTTTGGTCGTTTATACGCCCCCGAAATCATGATGGGGTTATATTCTGCCGATGAAGTGGTCGACATTGCCGCAAACAACGCGAAAATGGGCAAATAACCCTATTTCAACGCGAAATCGTTTGAAGTAATCAAAGTATATGTGAAGCGGTTGCCATGCAAGGCGGCCGCTTTTTTTGCTAACAACATGAACTGGTTGAAATCTTGGGTGCGTTTAAACACCTGACAACCTTCGGACCAATTGTTGACCTGAACTGAATCAACACCGGCTTTGTGAATGTTTATGCCAAACACGCCCGTTTGCGTTGCGTTCTCATTATACACGCCATCTTTGATGTCATCACGGAATACAGTCACCGGGCCACATTGTTTCAACGCTTCATATTTGCCCTGATGCAATCCAATGTGATGTGAACCGCGATATTGTCCGGGCTTCATTCGGGCCGTCCCCGCGCCATTGTCGGTGGTGATTGCCCATTCTTTGATGAACCAATTGTCCTTTTCTTTGTAGGCAACAACGATTTTGTCATCAAATGCGTTTGTGACCTTTTGCCCGGTTGCTGAATTTCGAACACCAATGATGTTCAAATTGAAATCCCCATTTTCAAAAAATGCATAACCTTTGGCGGCCATTGTGCGTTTCAAATCTGCAATTGTAATCATAACAATACAAAGATAATTAAACCAACGCCCAATGCAATTGTCACTTTGCGCAGCTGGTAAAATCGTTCGTCACGCTTTTTGATTTCATCCAACAATTTGTTTGTGATCCGTTCTTGTTGTGCGATGACCTCGGAATCAATTTTGCGATATTCCCGGCACAACGCCAATTGTTCGCGCGCCTCCGCGCCTTTTAATAAATATAAATTATTTTCCGCAACTGTCAAGGAATCGATGCATTGCGATGATGCGGCGTGTGGCTGCGCAACTTGTATCGCCATGATAAGCCACAAAAAGTGTTTCATATTTGCTTTGAATAAGTATTTGCGTGTCATGTAATGTTTTGTATTTGTTTTTAATGATTTGCAATGTGTCGAATTCTTTTTGAACAACTCTGATGGCCGGGCCATGAACAACATTGGTTTGTTTTGGAACTGCAAAATGAAGGTATGCAAAACCACCAACAAATAACAACACCAACAACAAAATGGTCAAATCAACTTTCCGCATCGTTTTTGGTGTTTGCAAATTTGTCGATGGATGTGAATCCCAAACAACAAATCACAATCCATTCAACCGCTTCAACCAATTCTTTGGATGGCGCGATGTCTTGGGGTGACAATGAATTGTGGGCCATTGTGCCAAACAAAATGAATGATCCGACAATCCCAACAAATCGTTTGGAACTGAATTCGCCTTTGTCGCCCTGAAATATTTGAAAAATCTTTTTCATCTGCCTTGACCGCGATATTTTTTTGCGGGTTTATTGTTTTTTGAGTGAACACCTTTGTTTTTGCGCTTTGGCTTTGGTTGCCAACTCACGCCGGATGATGTTTTTGCCTTTGCCATTATTTTAAGCCGTTTAATTTTAACATGTTGTTGATTGACGCGGTGTCCATGCCAACCAATCCGGTGTCAACGCCCATGAACAACATGGTTGATGTCATCGCCTCGATTTTTGTTTCAGCGGTTGCAACGGCTTCTTTCAATTCGGCCTTTTCGGCAACTTTGTTTTCAACCAATTGTTCGCCTTGCTTCTTTGCAGCGGAAACAACATTGGATGCCATTTTCATGTTGTTTTCAACGCGCTTCAACATTTGTTCGATTTCGTCCACATTGGGCGTGTTTACAGCCCCGACCGGGTAAATCATTTCTAATGTCAAAATGATGGCAACAAAGGCCGTTAAAATCGTTTTCATAACTTTTTAACGGTGTTAATGATTCGCAATTCCGTAATTGCGGCCGACAATGCCGAATCCGATTTTTTCAACGCTGATGACATCCGGTCAACTTTCAAATCCAATTGGTCAATTTTTTGATTGGCCTTTTCGATTTGTTCGGTGTACGAACTTTTGACATCATAGTACAAATATGAAACGGCCGCCAACATACAAAATGCCACCGCGGCCACCGGGTTTTTCTTGAACTGGTCAAACGAAACGGGCAACGCGTTTGCGTTAATTTGCTTTTTTACTGTCATTTGATGCGATTGATTTTTTTACTGTAATAAACCACCGCCAACAAACCCGAAATAAGACCAACAATGCCCACCACAAAGGTAAGGATTGGCTGATAAGTTTGCGTGAAAGTGATAATTGCTGAACTGCCTGAAATGGCCGTGGCAATCGCCGCCGTGGTGTCATTATTAAATTTGTTCATTTGGTGTTGGAATTACACAATATTCGCTTTCAGGATATTTTTCACAAAAGGTTTTGAGATACAACGAATCATCGCCCGAAAAAGTATGCACCCCGCACGGCTTTGGGAATACCTCAAACGGGGCAAATGATGCGGGGGGTTCTGAATAGAACAGAATGTCGACCGCCCATTTGTCGCTTTGCTTTGTGCATACGGGTTTGTCATCTTCCGTTCCCCATTCTAAACAAATAAACCCAATTTCAACCACTGCGCAATCTTTCCAAGTTGTCACGGTTTCCCCGCTTGGGGTGGTTGTGGTTTGTTGTATGTCTTTTTTTAATTTTTCCCAATCTGCGGGCAAAAATTCAAATTTAGAAAACTTTTTCATTATAATGTAGTGAGGGATTGAAGTTCAGAATTTGAAAGGCGGGTTTTGAAAATTGCCGCTTGGTTTACTTTTTGATTACCTGTGTATGCACTTAAATAATACTGTAAACCAAATGTGCTAAATCCGCTAGGTGTTCCGCTTGTGTCTGTTCCAATTT